AAATAACTCTGCATAATGTATTTTGATGTTTTTGTTGGTTTCTGTCCAGCATGTAACCAAGGCCACATTGGTGGAAATATTAATAAACTACCTTGTTTACATTCTATCTCTACATCTAAATTTGGAAATGTTGTTTTTCCTTTTTTATTATTAGCTAGATATAGAAACATAACTAAGAACCTTGTACAGTTTGCTTTTTGATTTACATCAACATGAGGTCTAAATTCATCATAGTCATTTGGTAAATATCTTTTCATTCTAATCGGTTCAAGCACACATGTCAAGGGCATTTGTTGTTCTTTTATTTTACAATCATTTTTATACTTTTCAACATGGTCTGTAAATATTGCTTTTAAAAGATTTACATCATGAATCCAACCAACTTTTTGAATATTAATTTGTGTGAAAACCATACCATCACTATCAAACTTTTGATGCAGTTGTTCGTTGTTTTCAAACTTGTCCATGAGTTCATGACAATATTCATTATCAATTACATTATCATATACTCTAATTAAATTATCCATTTCGTAAAGTCCAATCTATTGCTATTCTTTTTTTGTCTGATATAATATCTTCTGCTCTATGTTTTACTCTAGGGTCAAAAACAATAAAGTCTCCAGCTTCTAATTTATAAATGTTATTTCCATGTTCAAACCCACCACCATCTTGTATATGATTCCAATCTGAATTTAGTATTCCTAATACTTTAATGATTGGTGTATCTTGCAGTTCATCTTTTTCATGGTCTGTGTGTATATTATCTTCTCTATGTTTATCTTTCATAGACACACCACAAAACAATAGGTCTAGGGGAACATTAATATTTTGTTGTTTTGCTTTTTCATGAATCATCATTAGTAAACTCATAGATACACCAGCCAAAAATTCATCATGCATTGTATCACCTTGTATGATATCAATCTTTGCATGTTTATCTTCAAATGGTTTACCCATAGGATAATTGAAGTTCCATTTTCTAGACTTTGTAATTTGATGTTTTAAGAAATCTAGAAATAATGGTGTACAACAATTATTCAGTATCGTTGCCATATTTAAATTCTTGTTTTACAGCTTCTTCAAGTTGTTTCATGATATCATCTGTAAAATATTTTTCTGGGTCATTGTTAATTGTTTTAGCATATTGTTTAGTACCATCTGGTAACTCAATACGAGTTGATACTTGATTAAAGATTCCATGTTTGATTGCCAAGTCTAATAATCCATAATATTTGTCTAATCCTTTATCATAAGTTAAACGAACATCAACCATTTTATTTTCAATCGTTAATCTAGATTTATGATTTTTACAATGAACAATATTTCCAATCACTTCTGTACCATCTTTTTCTTTTTTCTTAGAGAGATAAACAATACTAGAGGCAGCATATTTTAATCCACTACCACCACCCATTTCTTTTGTTGGGAACATTGAACCAATCACATCATATGTGTGATTCGTTACAACCATTGGTACTTTTGCTTTTCCAAGTTTCAAAGTTAAAACTCTAAATGCAGCTTTGAGTATTTGTGCTCTTGACATATCTCTAGTTTCTTTTCCTGCCTCAGTATCTTCTACTTCTTTTGTAGTAGATAACATACCAAGTGAATCTAAACATATAAAGAGTGGTCTTCTGATATCTACATCTTGTTGTAGATATCTATCTAATACTTTGAGTGCTTGATGTCTAAACTCTTGTACAGTTGTGACAGGCATTATCACCATTCTGTTTGCATCTATTCCTCTATCAATAACCATCTGTTTAGTGATTGCACTTTCTGATTCAAAATATACAACACCACCATTTTCATGTTGGTCTAAAAAGTTTTTGACCATACCCATGAGAAAGAAAGTTTTACCTGTTGCACTTTCTCCAGCAAGAGCAGTTATTTTATTTTGTGGAAGTCCACCATAAAGTGAACCTGATAGTAATGCATTGAAGACATGAGAACCTGTATCAATAAAATCTTCTACATCTCCAGCCTCTACACCTTCTGAAACGATTCCAGCATATTCGTTTCCTGTTTCTTTAATAACATCTTTTAAAAAGTCATTCATAATTTTCCCCTACTTAATTGCAATTGCACCAACAAACATATGATTACGCCAGAATGGTTGAGCAGTTTTAAATCCAGCACATTGTAACATACCTTCTAACTCTTTCCATGTATTAGGTTTCAACATATTTCTTAGTGTCTTTTCTTTTTCTAAAATATCTGATGCCTCAAAATGTTTTCTTTTGTAATCATAAAAATTAAAAGTTATCATTTCTTGTAATCTTGAATCATCACAAACTGTTTTTTCTGCGAAGATAAAAGCACCACCATGATTTAGTCCATTGTAAATATTTTGTAATACATCAAATCTATCCTTTCTAGGCATAAACTGTAATGTAAATATTGATGTTACTAAACTACAATTTTCAAACTTGTAACCACGAACATCTTTCTTTTCAAAATTAACATTTGCCCAATAATATTCATTTTTCATTCTTTCATGTCTTGCATCAAGTTCATTAAAAAAACTAGGAGCAAGTTCTATACCAATGTAATTTGCATACTTACAAAAATGTTGATTACTTTTTACAAAGGCCTCTGTTAATTTTCCTGTTGAACAACCAATATCAATTACATTCGTTTCATCTTCTACAAAGTTTCTAGATAGACTAACTATGTCATCTAGTAAGTTTGTATATCCACGAATAGAATGTTCAATATGGTCATCAAAACCTTCTTCTCTTTGGGCAAAGGTAAAGTCATAATTTTTAGACATGATTTTTACTCCATTCATTATATGGTACTATGACATTCTCATAAACAGATTCAGCTATGGCCTTCATCATTAATGAGGGTACCATTCTACCACACCTTTCTATTTTTTGAGACATAGAACCAGTCACTATAAAATCATCTGGTAAGCTCATTATACGCTTTATTTCAGAAATTGTCAACCTTCTTTTTGCAATAAAATGGCAAACATCAGCATTTGTAGTGATTGTAGGGGCTGGATGATGTCTAGACATTTTCTTGACATTGAAATGCCACCCTTTTGGATGAAAATCATTACCCCCTAATACTTTATCTGGGTCATCTGGCATCAAAGATGCTGTATCTTTATAGTGTGCAGAATTTAACCATGTGTCTGTACACCATTTAACTTCTTCTGGGTCTAACTCTAGTCCGTCTAGAGCCTCTCCTACTGTGACCACATCTTTACTTTCTGTTGGAAAAATACCAGCAATATTCATAAATGATAATCCTATTGCCTCGGTTACATCCTCACGAACTGCAATAAAGATTACTCGCCTTCTAGATTGTGGTACTCCAAAGTGTGATGCATCTAAAATTTTATATGATACATCATAACCAATTTTTTCAAATGTATTTACAATCTCATTTAGCTTTAATTTTGCTTCGCCTGCGAGAAGACCTGCAACATTTTCACCTATAATTACTTTTGGTTTTATTTCCTCTGCAACTCTAAGATACTCAAAAAATAAGTCCTCTATATTTTCTACTATCTTACCATCTGAATACTTTTTAGTTTTACCCCAACCATCAGAATGTTTTGAACCAGACTTTCCTAAAGTACCACACATTGAAAAAGCAGAACATGGTGGGGAACCATCTAATATGTCTAGTTCACCTTTTTGTATTCCAGCAGTTTCTAAAAAGTCTTTACCTGTGAGTTGTTTTATATCATCAGGCATAATTATTGTATCTGGGTAATTTTCTTTGTAAGTAATTCTTGCTTGTTCAACAAACTCATTTACACAAAGTATATTTCCACCAGCAAGTCTGTAACCTGTAGATGAACCACCACCACCTGCAAAGGTAGATATGACACTAAACTTATTTTGTGCCGATGCTTCTTTTACATCTTTTAAATTATACTTTTGATATTTCATATTAAAAATCTATACATCTACCTTTCTGTTCCCAATCATTATAACGAGTAGGTTCTAAACCATCTTTTCTTCCACCTATTTCTTTAGGTTTTTTTTTATAGTATGGTTTCAATACTTTTTCATAAATTGATTCTGCAATTGCTTTCATCATAAGTGGTGGTACCATTCTGCCACATCTTTCTGACTGCTGACTATAACTACCTGTTAATTTAAAATCATCAGGTAATGACATTATTCTTTTTGTTTCTTTAATCGTAAATGGTCT